TTCTCCTTGCTTCTATCAAATATTTATGCCAAAAACCATGTAGTTATTTAAAGTTGCCGCCTGTGAATTCCAGCTCTATTACCTGTGCGTCCTGTGCTTGAGCTTGCTGCAAGTCCTGTAACTGCATGAGCAGCTTGGTGATTTCAGCGTGTAGATCTCGAGCATCCTGCAAAGGCATCACAAAGTCTTTGGCTGCCCGCAGTTCATGAGCTTTTAGTCTATCCACAAATCTATTGATATGCATGCTTATTCCGCTTCCTGTTGATTATGAAATGGTCCTTGATACGGATATCTTTGTAAAGTGATCAGCTTGGGGTTCCGCATCACTCGCCACTGTTTGTTCTGTTGCACACGATACCATCCAGCTGCATACCAACTCTTGCTTTTACGAGTCTTGGTAAACAGCGGCAACTGACGTCTTACTTCATAGATACCGTTGTATGCGGCACAGCCGGTGTCAAACCCATGCACTTGATTTGAGGGTTTTCGATTGGTCTTGAGAGCTGGTTCAAAGTCAATGCCCACACGTTGTTTGATCATGCGTACATTTTTAAAACTTTCCACTTGGCCACCAATGGTCACAGCAAATCCTGCGTCAGTGGCCTGAATGTTTCCTACTTTTTGATCATCTTGTTTGAGAATCCAAAAACGATCAGGTATTACAGGTTTGGCTACTATCATTCAATACTCCTTGATAAACGGTGTTCAACCAGTTGGCATATTGATCTGCCTGATCACTGATTTTTTGCAAGTCAAATTTGCCACAAAAACGCATGAAGCGGACACCAACTTGACCAATGTCCTTGTGTGCTACTTGTTCTTTAATAGCAGTGTCCACTTTGTGTTTGATATCGTCTGGTTGTGCGTTTAGATCAATCAAGTGACGATTTCGATTATAATCATCAAGCACCCGGTGTTCAGCACCATTATGATCAGTCCAACGCTGCAACATCAGGTTGTTCCACGCATAACCACGATTGTGTCTGTCTTCAAACGCTTCAGTAAGTCCCACTTTGTTTTTAGTACCCTTGGTACGCACACCCGGATATGCAGAAAACACATTGTCAGATGCATCACCTCGCATGCATTTTTCAAACAGCAACCATTCTGGGTCAGGGATTAGTTTGGGTTCTTTGGTTTTTTTATCAACTACTTCGCGCCCGCGAGCATCAAAAATACCTTCTAGCGTGATAAGTTCATCTTGGATACCGTTGAATTGATTTACATTGGTTGCAATCAACTGTACAAAATCAGTGTCACTGCTCACAATAGTATGATGATCGCCAGGATGTAAATGTATCCATCTAGCAATGATATCATCAGCTTCGGCTTCTGGATGACGTATTACCGAGCAGTTTGTGCCCTGCTCCAAGTATTTAGTAAACTGATCATATGTGTCCCAGAACAAGCGATCTTCTTCTTGTTCTGCTTCAGTCAAAGCAGCTCTGGACGCAGCACGATTGGCTTTGTAGGGTTTGTAAAAGTCCTTGCGCCATGAACGTCCTTCCAGTGCGAAAATCACATGGTCAGCTGAGAATTTACGAGCAACCTTGTTGATCGCGCTAAGAGTGATGTGTAGGGCATAGCCCACTTTTTCATCAGCTGAACTTGCACGGTGGGCTACGTGTCTAGCCCGGAAAAACATATTCGCGGTATCAATCAAAAGATAGTGCATGATTCACCTAGATGTTGTGAGAGTGAATGTATTGTAGCACAAAGTTCGCCCAAAAGCAATGGGCTTCGGCACCAAAATGCCAACTGTGATTGTTAACAGTTTTGTAACCATTTTCACGCAGCACTGAATCATAGGTGCCATGTGAATCATATGGATTCATGTAAGCATGGTTCCATGTTCGTTGATCTGGCAACCCAAAAAAGTGATTGTTGCCATTGAAAAACACATGGCGTATCTTTTGGTCCATGAGCTCGTTATGAAATTGCCAAATTTCATCATGCCAGTGTGCTCGTTTTGCTGTCCAATCAATTTCAGTAACAAACTGTTTGTATTGAGCCGCATGTGATTCGGGAACAGAATCCGTGCCTGATGCTCCCACTTGATAGTATTCTTGATCTATAAGCCATTCTTCTCGCTCCCATGTGCTCCATTGAACGATCACAAGAGTGTCTTTATCTGGGTTGGTTCTGGCAATGTAATCGCGTGTGGTTCTTAGGATTCTGGCATTGCTGGCGCCTGACTGTGCGTCTAGATCAAGTATGGCATTCATGCGATTGGCTATCTCGCACCCAAAACTCACACGTTCGTTCTCTGGGTGAGCTCGTTTACCTAAACCATAGTAGAAAGGATCGTCTTCGGCCCAACCATGAGGAACTGCTGCTTCAGCCGCGGCAGCATGGCTATCACCGTTGACGTAGATTACCATATTTCAATTGAAAAAAGCTAAACTTGGAACTGTGTTCATTCACCCACATTTGAATTCTTTTTGAATTGCCGGCAAAATCCCAGTCTCTACCACGTTCGCCAAGATTGATTCTACACCATCTGATGTGTTTTTCAATGTCAACATCATTGTTGGTAAATGTAAATTGTGGTGAGAATCTGGTCATTGTGATATGAGTCTTTCGGTTTCGGCGTGTATCACTCGTTTTCGTAAACTGCTAGAACTAAAACTATGATCACGTGCATTATACACAATTTCAATTGAACGTGTAGCACATTCATGATCCCCGGTGAATGATTGAGTTGCATATTCAACGCCCAGTATCCTAACATCCAACGGAAGTATTAACAATAGATCCACAAGATCTTGCTCGGTTTGATACACAACCACTTCATCAACATATCGACAGGCTGCAAGTTGTATTTGCCTTTCCACAATGCTTTGTACTGGTCGGTTCTTGGTGTCAGGACGATCAATTGTGGGGTCTGTTTGCAGTCCGGCTATGAGATAGTCGCAGTGATTTTTAGCTTCGGCCAGCATGGCCACATGACCAGCATGCAAGAGATCAAATGTGCTAAACGTGATGCCTATGCGTTTGCCTTGCTCTTTAAGCGTTTTAATATGATTGAAAATCAATAGTAGTCTCCTCCGGGGTTGGTAGCACGTAGCACATAGTCTATGACCGACTGTGGATCTTGTGTCCAAACATGATCCGGTTTATTGTGATTGAATGCTGCATTTGGACTGTGCCACCATTGGTCAACTAATTCTTTATTGCCAAAAGAGGCAAGCAATAGCCAGTTGCATCTTTCTCTAGAGATCATGAAACCTCTCTACGTCCATTGCCTAGGTTACGACTTTCTACATAACGACTGGGATTCATGGCCTGTTCTTGTTCATAGGTTTCCATGACCACGTTCCTACAAATGTTTTGAAACCAACGATCCACAATCACATCTTCTGGTTCGTTTGGTTTCATTTGATATCCGGCTCGAACCAAATTGGCGATAAATTTATCATTCCAGTCAAGTTCAAAACTGCCTGCATTGATGTCTTCTGGATGAATATCAAAACTCAAAATACCAATGTAAGGCTCGCCCCGTTCATTTGCTATATCTTTGGCGGATTTCTTTTTTGATCCTGCTGGTTTGATTTCTTGTGTGCGCGGCACTGTGTTTGCAACAGGCGGCTTTTTAAAAAAACGATCAAGTATCCCCATCTACTCTACCCCATTTTATTTTTAACCAGATGCGTTCGTGAATGTAATAATCAATACTGAGCAGGATGTGCAAGGCTGTGGCAAAGGTAGTAGCGGATGCCACGTCATCAGTAAACAGCCACGTCCAAAATATTGTGAATAACCATGCTGTGATTCTATAGGTTATCATACGTGCTACAGTTCTTTTTCTTGTTTCTAATACCATGTTAGGTTCCCCATGCGTTGCGCCAAATGTCCACTTGTAATCTTGGACTATATCTCCAGCCTCGCTCCATGGCCATTGTGGCCACTTGCTGTGTGTTTAGATTGTACACTTGTGGAACTCCGCCCACGGGCATGAGATACACTGGTCCACCAAACCCAGCCATGCGATACTCAAAAACTGCACGTTCTGCATCTTCCACGTCTTCTTGAGTGGCTACCACAAACTTCAAATAGGCATAGCCAATCATTTCATAGCTTTTCACAATCTCAGGACGAATAGCTGATTCCCATGCTTCACCTGAGCAGGGCAGCTTGGGACTCACACTAAATGTCAGTCGATCATAATCTCTACCATGTCTAGTGAACTCTTCAAAAAGATAATCTTGTACTTCAGGATAAAGTTCCTGACTGCCATTGGTTTCAAATGTGACATTCTGTAAACCACGTTTGCGGCAGGATTCAATCATTTCTGGATACAAACGCTGATAGCCTAACAGCGGCTCGCCGCCTGTGATCACTAGATGCACATCATCGCTGGGACGAGTGCCCGTGGCCCAACTGCGATTTGGAATTAACTCGTGCATCTTGTGCACAATGGTTTCCACATCATCCTGTTCGTTGAATTTTTTAAATTCAGGGTAGATACTGGCATAGGTATCACAACCTGAAGTCACCAAAGGCAAGTCTTCAAACTTTTGATATTGATCAATGTTGCGAATGATTTCCACCACTTCGGGGTTGTGGCCATCAATCACTTCATCTCTAGGTCTTCCAAACTTTCTGCAACGGAAGTTACATCCATAGGTGCGAAAGAAAACGCTGGGTACACCTGCCCAGCGACCTTCACCTTGTAAACTGTAGAATATTTCTGTGTAGGTTATTTTTTCCATAACATGATTTTATGTGAATCTTGCCTGTTTGTCAAATTTATTATGCCCGCCACCACTGTTCCCAAGGGAATACCATCCAGGTGTCCTGCTCTGCTTTGTTTATGTCCATGGCTGAATAATCCATGGTCATTTGTGCTTCACTGCTGCTGTTGTCAACTAGCACAGCAAATCTTACATTGTTGTTCCAGACCTTGTCCCAAACATAGGTTTCATTAGGCAAACAACTGCTCTGCCAATCTGTTTGTAGCCAATTCATTGTGGCACCGGTGTCATTGATGTCATCTACTATCAATATGTTCTTTTTGAATGCAGGATCCCAACGACTGTTTATGGTCTCTTGTTGTTCTTGAGGAACATATCCAAATGCATCTTCTGCCATCCATAGATTGCTTTCGCTTTCGTTGCCATCTCTTAGACTGATATGCAGAGCGTTCATGGGTATATTTAGATACTGACTCAACATGTTTGCAGGAACTAGCCCACCTCGGACCAGTCCCACGATGTAGTCAGGTCGCCAGTTGTCATGATGTAACTGTCTAGCAATGTCTAACACCATGCCCTTTAGCTGCTGATCATCTATATAGATCTTTTTCATTTTAGTGTGGCCTTTACCAGTAGATGCCAACCAAGATACTCACGCACTGCTTCACGCATGGTATCACTCATGGCTGCAAACCAAGGTTCTAATTCAAATACACCTTGTTTGTATGCAGGTACATTATACATGAAACAATGATCTTGTCTAATACGTTCGATCACAAAGTTGTCTTTTAATAACAGCTCCACTTCTTCACGAGTGAACGCATCTGCATATGGACAGCCTGCTTGAGCTTCAAACTGGTCAAGACCTTTTTGAATCATGGCATACTTCCAAGAGTTTTTGGCATAAACCATGAACCTCAATTCGCCATCTGGATTTAACAAGTTGCTGATTTCTTTCACATGATGTGCAATGTTTGGACTATGATGCAACACACCATAGCTGTAAACAAGATCAAACTTGCCTAGCGCGGAATAATCATCTGTTAGTAGGTTAATTTTGTAGAATTTACCTGCTAGATCAAAAGTTTTAAATCTCTGCATGCAGATGCCAAGACTGTCACTGCTGATGTCAATGCCCACATATTCGGCGCCATGTCTAGCAAATTGTTCTGCGTCTGTGCCAATACCACAACCAATTTCCAAAACACGTTTGCCACGCCAGAGATGAAATCCAGCAAAGTCTAGTATGTGCGGTTCAGCGCGATAACGTTTGGCTGATACTTCTTCAAAATACCGTTCAGTACCCACAGGTTCTTTGCTGTGCAACACATTACAGGGTTGATTGTTCCAGTACTGTTGGATTTTTTCTAGTATCGGGTCATTTTGATTTGTCATAAATTTTCGCAGTTTGAGTCATTTGTTTGTTGATATCGTTTGCTGACAGCTTCACCCAGGGATCCTGTTCCCCTGATTTACAGCGTGTCCACCAAGTTTGGTCAATGCCGCGCGATTCCAGCAGTTTGGATAGTCTTTCTGCATCATTCACTCGACGAGCATGCCATTTTTCACTGTGAAAATCGTCTGGATTGTTTGGTTGATTTTCCAGCTGTGGCCTGTTGTTATAGGTAGCATCATTGTTGTTACCGGTTAAATCATATCTGTCGTGTGTGACCCAAACAGGTATGCGTTCAAAAATGTCCAACATGTAAGCCACCTGACTGATCCATGCATCGCTCAATTGGTGAGGACTCATGTAGCCAAAGAGGTCAATCCAATCATGTGGCACGATTGGGAAGATACTGTAGGGATGCTCACGATGTGTATGCACTGCCAAGATTTTAAACTGTCCTTCATACTTCATGATTTCTTCGTCCCAGTTTTGGCTTTCCATAATAGCATCGTCATTCCAAAACATGATCCATCTACTGTTGCTGTGTTTGGCCATCTCTGTTACATATTCATTTAGGCGAATATAACCCAAAGGCTCAAAAAGCATGGCAGTGAAGTTGGCATTGCGTTTAACCAAAAGAGGTTCTACTTCTTTTTGCCAATAGTCTATGCCAACAGGATCATCTTCATCTAGACCAATGAAAAATTGAATTCGATCTAGATTACGAGTTCTAGTGACTAGACTCATGATACTGCGCAACAGAGCAGTGGTACGACCTCTAGTGGGTAAAATCACTGCAATGTCAAACTTTTTATCTTGTGCATTATCCATTCTATTTCCTTGATTAAACATAACGATCAATAAAAACACCTCTTACTGTGTGTCTTGACAGCAAGCGTTGTTCTTTTATTGATTCGTAAAATTCATAGTTTCTTATCCATTCGGTATCTTTTTGATAGTTGTAATTGCGCATGAGCCTGTGTGCTTCTTGCAAAGCATGCAAGCGTTCTTGTTCTTGATAGTTAGTGTTTCTATTGTGATCCGCAATAGATTTATTCACTGCCTGTTCACGTAGACTCCACTGGCCTACTTCTTGTAACAGAGTATTTGTTATTCTGGCTATGGGCATAATTGCATCAATCCAAGGTTCCACCTTCGCTGCCCGGATCTTCGATGCGGGTCGACGGTTTTGGTCTATATTGGTCTGTAAAAATCCAGCGGTCGTAATAATCATGAAAATGTTTTAGCCCTATCTCCATGGGATTCTGTATGGGCCCTGAATCAATGTATCCACGATTGTATAGATGTTTTCTACCACGATCCATGTGTTCGGCAATTTCATCATCTTCATAACAGGTTTCCATGTAGGCAGCTTGATGTGCTTGAACAAACTCTGCTTCAAAATGGCAGATTTCTTCGGGGTAGTAAAAATCCACTATGTTCATGGTCTTCTGTGGTGATTCTGGCCACACTGTGCTGATCACCAACACTTCAGGATACCACTCTACCATGATATTTGGATAGATCAACAACCAAATAGCGCCATAGTCCGGCAAACTATTATGATGTCTATCTAGCACTGCTTTGTGCCAGTTTTTGTAAACTGGTGTGCCAGGCAGTTGAAGTCGTTGTTTGATACCCACGCTCTGTACACTGAAAAGATCGTCAAACTGCCAGTTTAATTTTTTACAGTCCACAAAGTTGCCTAGGCCTTGATGGAATGGATCCACGTGATAATCTTCTAGATAGACCTCAACAAAGGTTTTCCAGTTGTAGTTACATTCATGAATTTGTCTTGAGTGAAAAGCATAATTGTTGAATGAGAAATATTTAGACAGTGGCATTTGATCTAAAGCCATGCAAACTTCTGCATGTGACTTTTCAAATATCATGCCTTGCCAGGAGTGTGTGGAAAAAGTCTGTAGATGTCTTTCTGGACAAGGATCAAAATGTGGAGCACCAATTAATTGTCCATGATTATCGTAGCTCCATCCGTGTAATGGACACACAATCTGGGCATGATGCCCAGATCCTGACAGTATGGTAGCTTGTCTATGCCTACACACATTGCTCATGAGTTGCACACCCATGGAATTATGGATCAACATACGACCATGATCGTCTTGTGGAATCACCGAATAATTTCCTGGATTGGGAACCAGGAGTTCATGTCCCACATATCTAGCCTGCTGAAACAGCAGTTGTTCTTTGGCTAGAATGTTTGCGTCAAAATAAAAATGGCTAGGTTTCATCTGGTATGTTATAGCTCCTGCGATATTGCGATTCAATACTGCCGCTGGGATCTTCGGCTGGATATTTAACATTGCTTTCTACTGACAGTCCAAAACGCTTCCGTATGTTTTTCTTGTCCGCTTGTGATCCACAACAGGCCGCACATTCTTCAACAATGTACTCGGCGAATCTACGAGCAGTACCTCGCCAGATGTCTGAGTGATAGATGTTAAAGTTTGCCTGTGCAGCAAAATGTTCAAAAAGATCAGTAGGGTCTTTTACCAATATAGACTTATAGCTTTTATCAAACTCAGGAAAGTCAGATTTTGTCATGGTATCTTTCTATTTAGAGTAACGTAATAGGAACATGGTGCGAGCTGATTCTGAATAGAAGTCTAAGTGTATCATGTCGTGATAACGTTGCTTTTCAACATCGTAATGATGATATTCTCGCACGGTAAAACCAAGCACTTCACGACACCTAGATCTGATCAAGTACACACTGGGCGGATTGGCCTGTTTGATCTTTTGCCAAATTGGGTACCAGTCGTGTTTGGTGTACACCAGGGGTTTCATGGATCATTTCCAAAGTAGGTTGACCTCTGTCTAAGTGTAGAGTCTATAGATTCCACTCCAAAATGTTCAAGTATGGCTATTGCATACTGCGTAGGAGTTTTTTCAATGTCAGGTGGTACTTTTCTTTCAATGGCGTTGTCATACATCACACTAACGCACTCGTGCACTATTAATTTTGCAAACTCTTGATTATAACACTCAATCCAGCGCTCAACCAATAACCCCGGGGGAACTTTGGTTTTGGCTATCTTAGCTAGAGCTTGTATACGTTCATTCATCCTTGACCTCAATACTGGACCATATCTTGAGTTTTTGTCTTTTGGCTTTTACGTAGTGTTGGAGGCGCAGTGGTTTGATTATGCCTTGCTCTATGCATAGATCAATCATGCACTGGAGGTCGCCTAGTTCTTTATGGAGTGTTTCAAGGCTTGATTCGCCAGTGATTGGGTTGTGATTATCTATTCCAAATCGGTGTATCTTAGAAACAACTTGGCTTACCTCAGCGCATTCTTCTTGCAAGATTACCAGAGTTTCATTCATGTTAGATGTCATGATTATTTTGTGAGTTGTTTCAGCTGTTTATATCCACGTGATGTAGGATGTACTCGATCTGGACCCACTTCTGGAATCAAGATAAAAGTATCATCATGTGCTCGAGCAATTCTTTTTACAATGTCTGCTTTTTCTGGTTTGTTAGCAGGCACGATCCAAATCACATCATATGATTCTACAAAAGATCGTAATGCAACCAACTCCACTTCGGTGTTTAGATTTTTGTAATCATTACTGCCTAAACTGATTATCACAGTGTTAGCAGGTTTGATATGTTTTGTATAAATGTTGTTGTAGTCACGACTGTTGATACCATTCTGTGCATAAGACACACACTCGGGTCTTATTTGACCAAGACCCTTGGCAATGCTGTCGCCCAAAATCAAACATTCAATCATGTGAACAGATCCTCATTCCATTCACGATGACCTTCTCTAAAAGCCATGTTTGCTTGTGTTTCACGAACTTCTACTCTATAGCACCACAAGCGATCAGCTTCGCCTGGACCCCACATGTCAGGAATATACACGCCATTCACATATTTGTAAAGCATATCGGCCAGTCCTTCGCAGCCCAGTCTTGGCAATATGGTAAGTTTTGCTAACCGCTTTTCTTGTAACAGTTTGAACGTTTCCAGCTCTGGATCGTCTTGTGCAACTAGTAAAGTGTGATCAAATTGATCTTCTAGTATCTTCTTTAGTTCTTTTAGACCACCATAGTCAGCTGCCCAGTTACGCACATCTAATTGATCTGTGCCAAAGTAAAACTTCATACTGAAACTGTAACCATGAATTAGGTTACAATGGCTGTCCGCACGCCATTGTCGATAGGCACAGGGAAAAGCATCGTGATACTCTTTGGTGCTGGTGTATTTGTAAACTCTTGTTGGGTATGTTTCGTTAAGGTAAAGCACAGTTATCTCCTATATCTAAAGTGCAATATAGGCTTGCAGAATTTGTATAGCGGGATGAAAGACCCAAAGGCCGCTGTCTAGAGTGATATTTATTAGCCGTGTGTTTCGCCGCCAAACTCACTGTTGAACTTTTCTTGACCATAGTAGGTTGCAAACTGTTCACGAAAATCTTTGTCGTTGTCCAACCAATGTTTTACCAAGGTTTGCTTGTCTTCGGGCAGATAATCCCAAGCGTCACGGAAGTATTCTGCCTGTTCAAGACTGGCCTGTTCACGTGTGTCTTCGGCACGTTCCCAGTTCTCTTCATCGTCAGAATCGGCTAACT